ATCTTTCGCGGCCTGCTGTACTTGTTGGCTTGCCCCTTGATTAGCTAGTTGTTGGCGTAACGCATCAATTTCAGCCTGATGTTTGCGGGCTTGACGGGCTAGACGCTCACGTATTGCCTCATTTTCAGGCTCTTTTTCGTTGCCATACTCATCAACCTCAACCTCTTTTTTCTTAGGCTTTTCTTGCCGCTCATCCTCATACTCGTCGGACTCGTCTGGTGTCTCGTCAGGAGTATCATCGGCAGGCTCATCATCAACGCCATAATCTGGCGTATCATTATCAAGTTCCTCGATAGGCTCTGGTGTATCCTGATATTCAGGGGTATCGGGCTGCTGTGAGTTACCACCACCGCCCATCAAAAGTTCATCAATACTGCTTATAGCCATAGTTCCCTCTCTCTTTTGTTTAAACAACCTTATGCGTTAAAATCTTAACCATGTTGTCTGCGTGCGATATTGCAGCATCGCTTTCAGTCCTTTGTGTCTCGGCCATATAGCGCATTTTGGCCTCCTCAACATTGCCCGCTAACTCCATCTGAGCAATCTCAAGTTTCATTTGTTCAATCTCAATTTCAGATTGCGTTTGTTTTTCTTTCAGCATGAGTTCTTGTTTTTTAAGCATGATTTCTTGCTGTTTGAATTGCGCCTCTATCTGCATTTGTTGTTGTTGCATAGCCATCTGAGCTTGAGCCGCTTGTTCCTCAGGAGATGGAGGCTGGTCTTTAGGCATCTCGCCAGTCTTGCCCGCCTCGACAATGGCCGGGGATACACGCGTCTTAAGTCTATTTTTAATTTCAATAGTATTAGCAAGAGGCAAGTTTTCAGCGTAGAGGTCGGCAATAAGATTAAACGCGGTGGGATCGGCTTGCAGCACTTCTCGTAATGACTGTAATGCCTGTTCTTTTTGCCCTTCAAAGGATGGCCCCGGCTTAAGCCTAACCTGATATGTTCCCTTGCGGATGTCATTTTCAATCTGCTCCCCATACTCATCATTTTGTTTATTGATGGTGATATTTTTCATACCCTCATCAGGCATCATGAGGGTTAACACACGCTCGGTGTCATAAACGCGCGGAATCATCTCGTTAACAATCTCGCCCCCCGTAGCTATGGCTCGGTTAATGGAGTTAAAAAATACGAACGTGGAATAACTACCTTGGCGCGTGCGGGCGTCAATGGCCTTGCCGCTTGCCTCATCTCCATTATTCCCCATGCGAGCAGGATACAAACCAGTCGAGGTATATAAGTCCTCAATAGCGAGTTGGTATTGTTGAAACAAGGACATTGAAAGCTCTGGCGGTCTGATTTGCTCAGGCTTGTTTCCTGCGGGTGATTCATCATAAGTTAACATCCCCTGTATTGCGGTTGGATCGCGCCAGTTACGTTGAGTATCCATACTGGCCACATTCTTTTTGCTGCCTATCCACTGGTCGTAACGGCTAACCTTAAGAATATAAGCAGACTGCGTGCGTAAATAGTTGATATAACGCTGCGTATCTCGGCAATCGCCAAAGAAAGATCGCGTGATTTGCTTGCCCGTTTTATCGTAATAACTATTGTTATCGACAAACACCAACGGCAATTGCTCAGAGGGAAACTCGGTCTTGTCCAGCTCATAATTTCCGGCTAGACGATAATGTATGATTTTATGTTTCTTACTAGGGCGCTTATCCTCAATGCGTACAATCTCACCCTCCTGCCATAAGGTCATCGTCTCAAACGTATCCTTTTCAGTCTCAACCGCTAACGCCTCATCCTTGCTGCCACGTTTAAACCTATCCACATCCATGCCGTTTTCCTGCGGCAATATGTCATGCTCACCTGTTACCCCGAAGCCGTCCGCTGGCTGGCTAGCCATACCTGGCATAATTTCGGCATGAACGTCGTTCATTCCGGGAATGGAATCGTTCATTCCAAGATTTTCGTTCATTCCATTCTGTGGTTGTCCACCCATCAATTGCTGTTCTAAGTCCATCATGGAGTTGCGATTGTTAATCTCCCTCGAGTCCTCAATCAGATCGTCTATTTCCTCTTGATTAAGAACATTACCATTTGATAGTTTATAGAGCATATCTTTTTCATACTTGCGCACGAAGTGGTCAATAATGGTGATTGATTCATCATCAGACCATGTAAACGGATCGTCTGCCTCATCCGGCTGTACTGCCAGCGCTATCTCTTCGGTGGTCGCGGTAATGCTGGTGGTTTTAAGGATGTTTTGTTCCACGTCTTTGCCGTATACGTCCCTAAACTTTTTTCGTGTCATACGGGATATAAAGCCGCATAACGTACCGTCTGTTTTTCCGGGAGTTTCAGCACCTATATCCCAATAGCATCGCGTGGCGTCCTTGAAATATCCGTATTGAATATCGAGGTCAAATGATTTGGCATGGCTGTAATCGGTGCGCACACAAAAGGCTCCATAGCCACCGATTGCGGCTTGTTTGGCGGCTATTTGATAGGCCATGGTGGCGTCGGTTGAAAACATAATGTCTTTGGTCATGATTTCGCGGAGATGGGCGACCTTTTGATCGCACCCGCTCATCGGCACCACTTGCAGTTGCGGTGTATTTTGTTGTTGTTCGCCTAGCAATGAGTTTGACATTGTGCCAAGCTTGTTTGATGTAAGAGGAACCTTGCGGTACGTCTTAATCATGTCGTCCTCTTCCTCATCCGTCCATTGCTGGCCTAGAACGAAGGTGTGCATTAAGTGATAGAGGTCGATATTAGGTTTAAAGTATTCGCGGAATTTTTCGCATGCAATGCGGGCTTCACGAGCTATTTTCTCATTCTGTTTGGCCATGTCAGTCCCTTGTTATTTATGTATAAGCAATCCGTACTTACAACTTAAATCAGCATACCTGCAGTATGCTCTGGAATGCGGTTTACCTGATAACCGCCATCCGCTACATATTCTCCACCGTAAAAAGTTAACATAAACGCATCACCACAATCGGGTGATAACAATCCTCGTTTTTTAGCGTCGTCTTTACTTTCAATCTGTAACTTATCGCTTGAGTCGTATTTATAACCAAGCCCACATAAATCCGTTTGTAACTCATCGCTATCGGGTAACTCGACAGGCATATCTTGTATTAACCACGCACGCCCCCTATCCCAAAGCTCGGCGCGACAGTTTTTATAAATATCAGGCTCCTCGGCCCTTATAGCTACGTTAACGCCAATAACTATATCAGTGTAGCCTAACTCGTGAAGCCTATCGACTACTCCGGCCCCTATCCCTATACAGTCAATACAGACGCGTTTGGGGTGTTCTTTTTCAATAATGCGCTTAACAATTCCCGCCAACTCCATCGTATCAATATTATAATGGGTTTCAAGTCCATAAGCGCAACGGCCTCTGCGTCTTATGATTCCTGTACGGTCATCGCCTTTGCGAGCCGGATCTATGCCTATCACTAAATGCGAGCTGCTTTCAACCTTGGTATTACGCGCCTTAATGACATGATCGGCATGAATAAACGTATCAGTTATTGATGATAAAAACGCCTCGTCATCGGTAAACGGATACTCCTGCCTAAACTTTCTACATTTTTGCTCATAATCACCTTTAAAGTCTTGCAGCTTAATACGCCGCCAGTTCAGGTGTCCGGGTTTTAAACCGTTAGGGCCAAACTTATCAAGCCACTCGCGCTCCTCATCATGCGGGATAAAGGTCGGATCCTCAATACAATATTCATCCTGCCAATACCACGGCACAAAGATTGCCTGATAACGGCTTTGTCCGTTTTTAGCAGCCTGCCAGTCGGCATAAAAATCATTGGATTGTCCGTTAGCCGTGGATTCCTTAATGATTTCTGTATCATCCATCTCGGCGACCGTTTGTAATAAGCCTAGGCTGATGCGAGCCGCGTCCTTATAAAATGCATACTCTGATAAATGTAAATACTGATTGGTCATTGAGCGACCAATTTCAGCGCTGCCAGCCGTACCTACCCTGTAACCGGAGCCAAGCCCCTCATACATTAGGGTGTTATCATTCTTTTTATCAGGTTGTGCGAATAAGTCTTTGTCTAGGTTTTCGCTATAGCGCTTGGTCATCTCAAAGATGGCGCGTGTAGCATCAGCGAGGTGGGTTAGAATGAACGCCTTTTTACCGCGCTTGGTGACAATCTTATGAAAGAATCTGGCCTGTACATAGGTTGATACGCCCTGCTGGCGACCTTTAAGGATAAGCGCTCTTATCTTTCCTGTGGTTTTGTATTGGGCCTCTAGCCTGTCATGAACGTATTGTTGCGCCCTGTTTAGCTCAAACTTACGTTCAGCACCCGACTTGTCGTGGATGATTAAGAAGTTTTTAGCAAAGAGCGGCAATGACTTTAATATTCTGATTAACTTTTCTTCCGACATGCAACTTAAATCCTTTTACTCCACCAGCTTATCAATAAGCATTTCGACCAATTTCTTATTGGTCACGCCCTCTTCGTCCTTCTCGCGCCATTTAGCCCGCGTTTTTAACCAGAAAATCATTGCTGATAGGTCATCGCCCTCTGCAGCCTTACGAAATAGTTTAGCCGCGACCTTGGCGTTGGCACGTACCACGCTGTTATCAAGCTCATCTCGATAATAACGGGTAAGCGTATCCACGGATATGCCAAGGTGATCGGCTATCTGTTCTTGAGTATTGCCAAAGCTTGTGAGCGCACCCACCTCGGCACGAGTCTTGTCGCTAGGCTCATGCGCTTTGGTGTTTTTCTTTTTAGTCGCTGCCATCCTTGGCCTCTCTTACGGCCTGTTTGCCGCTGTAATTCTCATAGCGTTGTATTATTATATCGCAATATTTTGGATCTAACTCCATCATAAGCGCACGACGCTTCGTCTTCTCACACGCTACCATCAAAGTGCCTGAACCTGCAAACGGATCGTAAACATACTCCCCCGGGTTCGTATGATGGTTAATTGAACGTGCAAACAATTCTACGGGTTTTTGAGTAGGGTGCTCTGTCTTATCATCTTTTGATGATGATCCGCTTCGGTTGGGGGCGTCGCAATCCCAGACCGTTGTTTGTTTGCGATCGCCTTTCCAGTTTGACTTAGCGCCTTTCTTAACGGCGTACCAGCAAGGTTCATGCTGCCAATGGTAATTTGACCGTCCAAGAACAAACGCTGATTTACGCCATATAATTTGTTGTTTGCACTCAAAGCCTGCATCCCTTAGGTTAGCCATAACCACATCAGTAAACGCGCTAGCGTGCCACACATAGGCTATAGCTCCGGGGAATAATACATAAGTATCGTACCAGTCCGCCCTATCATCATTTTTAACCACGTTCTTATTGTTTTTGCTACCGTCAGGTTTGGCGGTATCACGCCATGACATATCGAGCTTAACGCCGTAAGGGGGATCGGTCACCATGGTGTTAGGGTGCTGTCCATCAAGCAAACGCTCAACATCAGTCGCAAGAGTACTGTCACCACATAACAACCTATGGTCGCCAAGAATCCAAACATCGCCCAGCGTAGAGCGGGTTTGCGCAGCGTCCGGCAAATCATCCTCACCACAAAATACCTCCGGCAGTTCATCAGGAAATATCTCGCATAATTCTTCAAGGTCAAACCCCGTTAATGTAAGGTCATAATCAAACTGCTTAAGATAGTCAAACTGGCTTAATAAAATGTCCCTATCCCAACCAGCATCCAGTGCTATTTTGTTATCGGCAATAACCAACGCGGCTTTTTGCGCATCAGTTAAGCCCTCAAGGACAATACAGGGTAACTCATCAAGCCCGGCTGATAAGGCGGCAGCAAGCCTGCCGTGTCCGGCTATGATGACGTTATGTTCATCAATTAAAAGGGGATTGGTAAAACCAAACTCGAGAATGGAACGAACAATCTTTGCAATTTGTTCGTCTGAATGAGTGCGGGAGTTCGCCTCATATTTGCTCAAATCCCGCACAGAAACGCTTTTATAGTTCCGCAAGACCATGTTTATGGGCCTGCTTGTTCGTTTCGTTTTTCCCCGCGTAGCTCGCCACCAGCTTCACCCGGCTCGCAATACTTAGGTTGCATCTTGTTTTGTTGCTCAACACGACGACCGTACTCTGATGGCACGCCATCGTAATGAGTATTGCCCTCAGCACCGTCCGCAGACGTATAGTCTTTAACTTCGCTCATTTCATCACTCCTGTGAATTACATTATTAATCGATTAATAACCGTGTCTCTAAAGCGAAAAGGTTGGAGTCGAACCAACGTGAACTAAACGCCTAACCGCTAGGATACATTCCAAATCAAAGACACACGCTAAATGTAGCACAAACAATATTTATCCACAAAATCTATGGATAACCCTGTGAGTTAGCGATCGACAACCTATAGCCCATCTATCGACAAGGTCGAATCAATCAACATACCCAATTTGTCATTTTTTCTGTCATTTTATTACAGCAACACTTGACGTATACGTCAACACTTGACATACTGTTAATGGTCAACAACAACGAGGTTAATGATGGAAAAATACAGCTGTTATGAGTTTGAAATAAGGTGTCATGATGTACCTGGATGGGGTGAGTTTGTTAATCAGTGGGTAAAGGGGTATTTTTATATAATATTCGATCCTGCGTGTAAGGATAGAATGATAGTAGAGGCTAACGAGTACTTTGATAGCGAACAACAGGCTAGGTTAGCCGCTATAGGGCATATAACCTTGTTAGAGAATGGAGGCGAGACATGTTGAAAAGGATTAAGTGTTTATTGAAGGGCCATCAATATTTGATGAATTACCATCCCCAGTATCGTTGCTATCATCAATCGAATAATGATATATGCAAGTGCTGTAAAAAGAGGAGGTACTCATGAGTGAAGAGCATATGTTGTCATGCGTTTCGTTTTTGTTAGGCAAAACGCATGGTGGGATTATGAATATTTTAATCAGTGGTCAAACGCACAGTGAAAAAATAGACGATCTCAAAGATTTAGCTAAGGAATTAAGACAAGAGATAGAGCGGCTTTATTATCCAGAGCTTACTCGTGTCCAAGAACCAGTTTTGTAGCTACAGGCCCCTTGGGTGATTGAGAAGGCTCAAACCGTACTTTGTCACCCTCTTTCAAGCTCTTAAAACCGTCGCTTTGAATTTCTTTGAAGTGAATAAAATAATCTTTACCGTTTGCTGCTACGAATCCGAATCCTTTTTGGTCACTAAACCACTTAACAACTCCATTTTGCATTTTGTCATCCATCTCTAGTTAATAAAAATCAATTTCTACCGGTTAAATCATCAATTGTGGCGATCTTATCCTCGACCCCTATACCTTTGCATCGGTAACTCAGGAGCGGGCTTATATCGCGCGTCTGAGCCGTTAGCATAATCAGGCATGCCATTATCCATCCAAACCTTGACATGACACTCGAGCGCCTCATCAGGAATCAATCCGTTTAACATATCGCGTTTATCCTCTTTGCTCAAGAGGCGTGTTGATATTAACTTAGGACTAACGCCCAGTTTAATTCCCAGTTGAAACAGCTTTTTCTGGCATTGCTCCTTGGTCAACATGTAACGATTCCCTGTAAGAGGCTAACCTATCTGCCATTGAGACATAAGGCTTGCCAGTTGTTATAGCATTCGTAATGCTCTTGAATGCCTGAGCTTCCTGCTCATATTGTGATTGCTTATTACGGTTATACTCTTCCTCTTCCTCTCGAATAGATTGTGAGGTTATACCCTTATAACCCTGAGGGATTAACCATTTCCCCTCACGGACTTTCTTTAAGAAAATGTTAACGCGCTTGTTAACCGTTACAAACCGTTTGTCGTTGTTTGTCTCAAAACTGTAGTAAATACCTTGTGCAATGATTTCATCCTCAACATAGACCCCGCGATTGGCAATAACCCCTAACAAATGGGTTTTAACAGATTCCGTATCAGAAAAAACAGAGGGGTTAACAGGCCCCTGTTTTTGTTTTTTCTTGGAAACCTCTTGGGAAACCTCTTGTTTATATAAGTCTGCATTTGGTGCAGTGACCTCTGCATATTGTGCAGGGGGTACTGCATATGGTGCAGGGGTAGGCAATTTTTGTACAGGGTTATCCACACCCTCTGCATATTGTGCAGGGGTGGTTTCAGATTGAACAGGTTTGAACATTCCATAGGTTTGGCCCACGGTGAATGTGTTTACCTGCCCGCGTCTGAAGTGATATAGGTTTGTGCGTTGGATGATATAGTGGGTGTGTTCTAGCTCGTTAAGAACGTCGAATGTTTTGCGTTCTGATATGCCGGAAAGAGTAGCTAAGTTTTTTACGGTGATTTCTGTATCGTCTGATTCTTTATTGTAACTAACTAGTTTGCGGAGCTGGCCATAGACTTTTAAGGCATACGGCGAAAACAAATCAAATATTATTTCATCGCAGATTAAAAAAGTTGTCTCTTTGGCGCGTCTAAATTTTACAGAAGGCGTATTCATGGTATACTTACTCCGTTGTGTTCTGGCTAAAGAACGTTGTAGGGATGTACCCCGACTTATTTGCAGTAAGTGAGGGCGGGGGCTGGATGCCCTAAATTTCTAATTATTTTGTTTAATCATCGTAATCAAACTTAAATCCTCTAAAATAACTGTTAAGGCGTCTAAAACCTCTTTGTCGTCGATCAAAAATTGCTCCTTCATCTTATCAACAATCACGCAGACAGTATATTCGCCCTGATTCATCATCATTTTTACAAAGGCAAATATTCCAAGGACACGTAAATCTCTTATTTGCATTATATCTTTGTCCTCAAGGACAAATGCAGGGAGCTTCTCTTTCGTAAAATTCATGCTATAGTTACCTTGTTGTTGATTAAATTTTTCATGATGACTTCCTTATGTAAAGTTAGCTGTAGATACAAAAAAGCCCGTCATGTGTCTCCACTTGCGGGCTTTTCACTTTAGGCTCGGATCTATTTCAATAAACTCCTTTAACCACTGCTCGACCAATTGAACCTCACTACTACTAAAACACAATAAATTAGGGTTTTTAAGGTCTCTATCGTGTACCGAGTTAGCTATTTTTTCTAAAAGCTCGACCGATTTCGCATAATAGTCAATTGACATGAATTCTCCTTTGCTTTTTGTCGCTCCAATGGTTAACATATAAGCAGTCACATCGTGGCCATTGATTAACACGGTGTACTGTCAGCGGCTTGCGCCATCCTTATGCGATTGCGCCAAACATTCGCATAAGGTCATCTTATATCAACTTAGTGATTATTTACAGTCCGAGGGAATTTGTCGCCAAATGTCGCATTTCTTGCAACCACGGTATAACCCCAAGTTAAAGGTGAAAATTTCATCGGGTATGCGCATCTCATAAACCTCTTTT